TGAACAGCAATATAGTCAACATCTCTTGAGAGTTCGGTTGAGTTTGTTCCTGCACCATGAGTGATTAGATTATATCCAGTGAATCCTGTGTAACCAATTGGTCCACCATACAACCTTCTAATGAGTCCTTCTCCAAGACCTTTTCCGGGTTGACCGCCCCCATAAGTAACACTCAAAGGATATCCAGCAGATAATCCTTGAATTGATCCTGTTACTTTGATTGGATTGAAATGATAATCTCTTGTATGACCGGGAGCATATGCGGTTGGACCACTCTTTCCGTATGTTGGTCCCACCAGTTGAACAACACCACCAACAACCGGCTTATTCCAGCCATCTAGTTGTCCGCCATGAATCTCAAGGGCTTGATTTACATTTACTCCACCAGTAATCCGTAAAGCACCATCAATAACATTTGCGCCTGTGCTTCCATTCACATCATAAATTTTCATGGGGAATGGTGTTGAAGTACTAGTCCTATATGTGTTGTTGTTATCACCCCACCCCGCTTTGACTATCTGAACATGAGTAAGTGTAAATCCAGTACCACCAGCACTCCCCCAATCGGAAGAAATGGCATATGTTGAACCACCAATAATTATTCCGTCACCAGTTTGTCCGTTACCTATTATTACAGCCATTCAGTTCTACTCCTAGTGGTAAATATTTCTTCTCTATATGTATAAGATTTTGTGTTGACTAGTTGGTATAACACCTATATAATCACACTTATTGAATAAGGATTTATTATGCCGTTATTTATAAACAATGAAGATATATCGTCACAAGTGGAATCATATATTGAGAAACATGGTGGCGAATACATTGAAGCCGTTTTATGGGTTTGCGATAAGAACAATATTGAGCCACAAATAGCAGCAAAGTATTTATCTAAGCCAATTATTGAAAAGATTGAAATTGAGGGCAGAGATCTAAATTTGCTTCCAAAAGTTTCAGCAAAATTACCGATATAGAAGTTGACAACGACCATATATACCGTATAATGTGTATAAGAAGTAGGGAGTTCCTACTATATTTTTAGGCATGGGGAGTCCCCATGAAAATAAGGAGACAGTATATGTCATTTTCAGATTTCAAGAAGCGTTCGAAAAACAGTATTTCCAAACTTGCAGAGGAGTTGGAAAAGACAGACAAGAAGTCTTATCAAGATGATCGTTTTTGGCGACCAGAGTTGGACAAGTCCAGTAATGGTTATGCGGTCATTAGATTTCTTCCCCCATCAGATGAAGCAGGAGAAGAGACTCCGTTTGTGAAGTATTTTTCTCATGGTTTTCAAGGACCGGGGGGTTGGTATATTGAGAATTCTAGAACTACTCTCGGTGAGAATGATCCGGTTTCGGAGTTGAATAGTAAACTTTGGAATTCGGGTATTGAGAGTGATAAGGACATTGCTCGATCAAGACGAAGAAAGACGAACTATGTTTCGAACATCTATATCGTTTCTGATCCAGCAAATCCACAGAATGAGGGAAAAGTTTTCTTGTATCGTTATGGTCAGAAGATTTTTGAGAAGATCAAGGAAGCATCACAACCAGAGTTTGAGGATGAAGTTGCAATCAACCCCTTTGATTTTTGGGAAGGTGCAAATTTCAAGTTGAAGGTTCGGAAGGTTGCTGGCTTTATCAATTATGATAAGAGTGAGTTTGAATCATCTTCTGCTCTTTTTGATGACGATGAGAAGTTGGAAGAGGTTTGGAAGCAGCAATATTCTCTTACGGAATTCGTTGATCCTGCTAACTTCAAGAGTTATGAGGATTTGAAGAAGCATCTTTATAGTGTATTGGGAGAAGACATTCGTGCTTCTGCTCCCTCTCAGCAAACACAAGAAACCGTAGAAGACATTTCTCCCACAACAGAAGAGTCTGCATCAGATACTTCTAAGTCTGATGATGAAGCGAGTGATGCGTTGTCGTACTTTGAACAATTGGCTTCCGAAGACTAAAATTCGTTGATTCTGGTTGTGGTTCAGCAGAGGGGAAGGTTTTGCCTTCCTCTCTGTTTTTATTATAATATTTCGCCTCTCTTCAGTTCGTTTCTGGAATTGTTGAATGCGTCCTCATCCATTCGACTATCGCCGCCGCCACCACCGCCGCCGCCGCCATGGACTGAATTGTCTATGGTGGTTGGTGCGTTGATGACATTGGCGTGGGAGTCTCCGCCATGGTGTTTGGCATCTTGATCTATTCTTGCTCTGTCTGCGTCTATTGTTTGTCCAGCAATGGTTTGTCCGGGTGGTGGTGGTTGTATTTGTGTTGGGGTTGGTTGTGATACTCCTTCTGTTTGTTGTCCTTCTAAAGGAGTTATTGATTCGACTTTTCCGTGAAGTTCTCCACCGGGCAAAATAGATTCGACCAGCCGTTTTGTGTGTTTTAGGGAAAGTTGACCTATATCGCCAGGGACAATGGTCCCGCTGGTACGCCGCCCTTGTTTTCTTATTCCCTCTATAGCATTAAATGAGTTTTCTACTTCGTCTAGGCTTTTGCCGCCTCTTCCACCGAAAGAATCTCGTAGTTCAAATATTTTTTGTTTTATACCTTCTGTGTCATCAAAAGACATAAGTTTTTTTGCTTCACCTTCTGTTTTTGGTGCTAAAGATCCGGCAATTTTTATTCTATCATCTAAAAGACCTTTTGCTCCCCATAGTTTACCTTGTGCTTCTGCATCTTTTCCTCCTTTGAGTAAGTTAAATGCGTCTGTTAGTCTTGTGTGAATTTTTGTTTCGTTAATTTTTCTTAGATTTCTTCTTGTATTGATTCTAGAATTTTCTCTTGCTTTTTCTTCTGATTTTGGTGGGGCCCCGGTATCAGGATCTCTTTTATTTGATTCAGGATCTATAAACATCTGTCCAGTTTCCGGGTCATATAATTTGTTGCCCCTTTTTTCAAATCCTTCTTTACCAATAACTCCTTCTAGTCTCATAGTTTTTTCCTGATAGTGACGCTCAATACTTTTACCTACATCCCACAATAATGAACCTACCATTGCTGCTGGTCCAGCAAATCTTGCAAATCTCCCAAGTCCCCTTACTCCCCTCCCCGCTGCACCGCCAATATTCCGGGCCCGGCGGATGTTCGCAATGCGTTTGGCTCTTGCTAATTTGCTTGCTTCCGCCGCTTTCGTCGCTTTCGCCGCGATTCTTGCTTTGTTTGCTTTTGTGCCTGGTATGCGGGACCATATATGTTTGGTGAGCCAAGGGGTAATTACTGCACCAATGCCAGCCGCTCCGCCGCCGAGTATATTTCCAATTATACCACCATCATCATCATCATCTCCAGCACCAGCACCAGCACCAGCACCAGCACCAGCATTAATCCTTCTCGATGCTCTTTTTCGTTCGTTTCTCTCTTCTTTTTCTACAAGTTTTGATTTCAAATCCGAATCTCTCATTGATGTAAGAGTTTCACTAATAATTTCCAACAAATCTCCAACCTCAAGAAATCCATGACTTATATCATCTGAAATATCAGCAAGATAAAATTCTGTTTGTTCTCCACTATCTAATAGTCCATCTTCTCGTTTGTCATCTAATTTTTCTTCTCTATCTTTTTTTCTTTCTTTTTCTTCTTTGTTTGGATCGTCAAATTCAACATCCTTTGCAGCACTAAAGGCTTTTCCTATCATTCCTGTTCCCGGAATAGCAGAGATGGCATCTCTAGCCATAGCCAAGGGATTCATTTGTGAAACAAATCCTTTTATAGATTCTGCAATTATTCCTTTAGATCCTACCGTTTGATCAAGAAGAGATTCACCAAATTTAGCAGAACGAACTGATGATCTTTTGATAATTCCTGCATTCTTTTTTTCTTTTGCATCTTGTAGTCTTCGTTCTGCTTTGGCTTTTGGCGAACGGGTAGACTTTGCACTTGTGAGTGCTTCTTTTATGCCTTCGAGTAAGCGATGAGATTTCTTTTCCCTCTTCTCTCGCTTATCTTCTTTCTCTTTGGCAGCAGGATCTTCCCCGTTGTTCTCAAAGAAATTTGGTTGTTGATTCTTTTCGTTTGCCATTAGTTATTATGGTAGATTTCCTCTTCTCTGGTTTTCTTCTGATATCCATTTTTGTAATTGAAGCATATATATTTCCCTTTCCCACGGTATCATTTCTTCAAGTTCTGTTATCGTCCAACCATGATGATGTTTGAGTTGAAAGTTATATGTGTAAAACGAGAACAGAGACATATGAGAAAGGCTTAGCCGAAAAAATCGACTATACCAGACAGTGTTATTTTCCTTTCTTCTCCATCTTTGGTTGTGTACTCTAACTCATAATTGAGTTTGGGTAAATTTTCAAAGAATTCGTTTACTTGCTCAAATTGATCGGGAGATAATGCTTCCACAAATTCTACTAAATCTTCAGTTTCGAAATCTTCTGATTTGTAGATTTTATCGTCTGCCCATACTTCTTCAATAGAATTTGCTACAACTGAAATAACCGTTTCAATGTCATATTCGTCATTGTCTAAATTTTCATTTGACATAGAATTTGCTGTAGGGTACTTGAGTGTTATTCCTAAATTATCACTAATTTTGATTTTGTTGGAAGTGTTCTTGTCTTTTTGAACATCTATGTCCAGAAGATTGATTTCTTGTTGTATTCTTTCTCCTGTGTGCGGACAAGTGATAATTGGTGATATTTTTTCTCCTATAGATTTTGCTCGAAGTCTAAGAAAAAGATATTCCAGATCAATCATAGGAATTTCACCAGCGTTTTTTATATCACCACAACAATTTTCAATCACATCAATGATTGCTTGTGTTAGGTTTTTTTGTCGCCCGTCTTCAACAGCCATCAATAATACCTTTTCTTCTTTCACAGTAAACGGTCGATATTTGACTTTTTTGCTGTTACTAGGAAGAGTCAGTGTGTATGATGGCATCTCTGACGAGAGAAGTTCTTTTAGTTTTGACATTGTATAGAGTCTCCTTTATTCATTGTATTTATATCAAATCCGGTAGCCACGGGGCGCGTTGTTGTCCTGATCCTGAATCAGACCGAGAAGAATTTTCGACTAATTTATATTCTCGGAATGCGAATGAAACATTTTGTTTGATGTAGTTATTATTCATTTCATATCCTAGTTGAATTGGACTAATTGTTTTTGGGTAGGCTTCGGTTACTTCTAATGCAAATCCTATCTTTTCTCCTCCTCCTCCTTGACCCGATGCAGGTATTTCTGATAATCCTCCACCAGCAAACATAATTGGTGCCTGTCCGGGTAAGGGAGAATTTCCTGCACCACCAGAACCAGAAGAACTAACAGAACTGGTAGTAGGATTTTCAAGTTCGATTATTATGCTTCCGGTATACTTATGGTATTCTTGATTTAGTAGATTTGATTCTTT